ACCGTCAAGGCCAGCATCGTGGAAACGGGCAGCGTCGAAGTCGAGGTGATGATCGATGATCGCCCGGCGATCGTGTCGAAGCCAACCTATGACGCATGGATTGAGGCTTGGACGCCGAAGGATACGCTTTCGGAGCGCGCGCTAAGGGACAAAGCACCCTACGACGTTTGGGTGCGTGACGGCCATCTGCACGCGCCAAAGGGGCAAAGCATCCGGTTCGATCATGTCGCCCAATCGCTGGCCGATGATGACCGTAATTTCGATATCGTGGCAGTCGGGTATGACCGCTACGCCTTCCGCCGGTTCGAGGAAGAATGCAACGAATTGGGCTTGAGCATCCAGTTTGTCGAGCATCCCCAGGGCGGCACGAAAAAGGGCAAGCCCACTGAGGCGATGATCGACGCGGCCAGGGCAAAAGGCACGGAGCCGGAAGGTCTGTGGATGCCGGGCAGCGTGCGTGAACTGGAAAGCGCGATGATGGAGGGCCGGATACGTTTGAAGCGTAACCCGGTGCTGATCTCGGCAATGATGAGCGCGGTTACGGACGAAGATCGCTGGGGCAACTACTGGCTGGCAAAGGAGCGCGCTGTGAACAAGATCGACGCTGCTGTTGCGCTTTGCATGGCCATGGGTGTGATTGTGCGGGTGCCGACCGATAGCGGCACGGTTTACGCCGGTCGCGGCCTGTTGGTGCTGTAATGGGGCTATTCTCCCGACTATTCGGAACAGCAACAAGCCCGCCACCTCGCGCTGCATACCAGTCGCCCGATGGTGGCGTCATCATTCGGACAGCCCAAGAGCTTGAAGCTGCTTTAACGGCAGGGGCGGAAAGCGCTTCCGGCACGCGTGTCACGCCCGAAACAGCAATGCGGGTGGCAGCGGTTTACGCCTGCGTGCGGATTATTTCTGGTGCAGTCGCGAATCTGCCGATCGATATCAAGCGCCGGGTCGATGATCGAACAAGGGAGGATGCTTCAGACCTCGCCATATGGACGACGCTTCGCCGCCGCCCGAACAAGTGGCAAAAGCCCGCGCAGTTCAAGCGTATGATGCAGGCCCACGTCCTGCTGCGCGGCAATGCCTACGCGGCCAAGGTCAAGAATTTCCGGGGCGAAGTGCTGGCACTGATCCCCCTCCATCCTGACCGGGTGGAGGTCAAGCAACTGGACGACCTTTCGCTCGAATATCTCTACACCCGCAAAGACGGCGGGCGGGTGCGCTACAAGCAGGATGAGATGCTGCACCTGATGGGCCTTACCCTGGACGGCATCAAAGGCGTCTCGCCCATCGCCTACGCACGCGAGAGCATCGGGCTTTCGATGGCGATGGAGCGGCAGGGCGCAGCTGTATTCAGGAACGGCGCGCGTGTGAGCGGGATGCTTTCCCACCCCAGCAAGCTCGGCAAGGAAACCGTTGAGACGTTGCGGGCTTCGCTTCAGGAGTTCCGCGAAGGTGGCGCGCTGGAGGGCAAAGACCTCGTTCTTGAAGAGGGTATGAAATACGAACGGATGGCCATGACGCAGGAGGATGCGCAATGGATCGAAAGCCGCAAATTCTCCCGCTCGGATATCGCCATGTTCTTCGGTGTCCCGCCTCACATGATTGGCGATACCGAGAAAAGCACAAGCTGGGGCAGTGGCATTGAGCAGCAGTCGCAGGGCTTTGTAACCTACACGCTCGAAGATCACCTGACCATGTGGGAGGAAGCTGTAACAGCCGACCTCAACACTGATCCACTGGTCTATGCCCGGTTCAAACGAGAGGCGCTTGTTCGTGGCGACCTGAAGGCGCGCTGGGAAGCGCATGTCAAATCGATGCAGTGGGGCGTTCGCAGCCCCAACGAAATCCGCACCATGGAAGATGAGAACCCCCGCGAGGGCGGTGATGTTTACTACGACCCACCGAACGCGGCGGGCGGTTCAAATGGAGATACGGCCAATGAGCCTGCGCCAACTTCCTGAAGCAAAATCGTTCCAGCGCCCGAACAATTTTCAGTGGGACGCCCCGTCCGATATTCTGGCCAAATGGTCGGAAGGCCCGATGGCGGCGGAAGCTGATGAGCCTAACACGATATCGATCTACGACGTGATTGGCGAAGATTCGTGGACAGGCGGCGGCTTCACTGCCCGGCGCATGGCTGGCGCGCTTCGTGCCATCGGCAAGACCGATGTGACGGTCAACGTCAATTCGCCCGGCGGCGACATGTTCGAGGGCATCGCGATCTACAACCTGCTGCGCGAACATGATGCGAAGGTGACGATCAATGTCATGGCGCTGGCCGCGTCTGCCGCGTCGATCATCGCTATGGCTGGTGATGAAATCAACATGGGGCTCGGTAGCTTCATGATGGTGCATAACGCTTGGGGCGTGACAGTGGGCAATCGTCACGACTTTGCGCAAGCGTCCGACCTGTTCGCGGGCTTCGACGCAGCGATGGCGGATATTTATGAGGCCCGCACCGGCATGAAGCGGGCGGAAATCGAAAAGCTGATGGATGCTGAGACGTTTATGGGTCCAAGCGATGCTGTCAGGAACGGCTTTGCGGACGCGGTTTCGGACGCGATTAACGCCCCATCTGCCGATGCAAAGAATTTGGACCGGGGGCTTATGGCCCGCCGCCAGACTGAAGCCGCGCTTGCGAAAGCCGGCTTCACCCGCAACGATCGCAAAGACATGATCGCTGCACTTACTGGCCCGCGCGATGCAGCCAGCCCCGCCCCGCGTGATGCAGGCGTTTCTGCCGCTGCGATCCAGCAGCTTATCGAAACCATCCGGGCCGCGTAAGCCCAACAGGAGCAATCAAAATGACCAAGGCAAACACCCGCGTTCGCGGGATTGTCGGCGTGCGCGCGGAAGCGGGCGACATCGGCAAGGTTCTCAATGAACTGCAAAAGACGTTCGCTGACTTCAGGTCGGAGCGCGACAAGGAACTAGCCGATATCAACGCCAAGCTGGGCGACGTGGTCCAGACCGAGAAGGTTGACCGCATCAACGCGGAAGTCACCCGGCTTCAGCAGTCGTTCGATGAAGCCAGCCAGACCATTCAGGCCATGAAGGCCGGTGGCGGCTCTGGCGCTGCCGCTGATCCCGACAAGGCGGAACATGCGACCGCTTTCAACAAGTGGTTCCGCAAGGGCGTGGACAACGGTCTGGCCGACCTTGAAGTCAAGGCCAAGCTGACCACGCAGTCGGACCCGGACGGCGGCTATCTGGCGCCGGAGGAAATGGAATCCGGCATTGATCGCGTTCTTGGCACCGTCTCGACCGTGCGCTCGATTTCGCGCGTCATCGGTGTTTCCACCGACGAATATGCAAAACTGGTGAATATGGGCGGCGCGTCGTCCGGTTGGGTCGGCGAAGAGCAGGAACGTCCCGAAACCGACAGCCCGACGCTGCGCAAGATCATCATCAACACCGGCGAAATTTATGCGCAGCCTGCTGCGACGCAGCGTTCGTTGGACGATGCTGCGATCGATGTGGCTGCTTGGCTGGCCGATGAGGTCGCCATCGAATTTGCCGAACAGGAGGGCGCTGCCTTCGTGAGCGGCAATGGCGTCAACAAGCCCCGTGGCATCCTCGCCTATGACACGGTGGCGAACGCCTCCTATGAATGGGGCAAGCTCGGCTTCACCGTCTCCGGCGCGGCGGCTGCGTTCGCCTCATCCAACCCGGCTGATGCGATCATCGACCTCTATTATTCGCTGAAGTCGGGCTATCGCAACGGCGCGTCGTTCCTGACCTCGGATGCGGTCATGGGCACCATCCGCAAGTTCAAGGATGGTCAGGGCAACTATCTGTGGGCACCGCCCACCGGCCCCGACATGCCCGCGACCATCCTGGGCAAGCCTGTTGCCACCGACGACAACATGCCCGCGCTGGGTGCCAACGCCTTCCCGGTCGCGTTCGGCAACTTCCAGCGCGGCTATCTGGTCACTGATCGCCTGGGCGTTCGCGTCCTGCGCGACCCCTACACCAGCAAGCCCAACGTGCTGTTCTACACGACCAAGCGCGTTGGCGGCGGCGTCGTCAACTTCGAGGCGATCAAGCTGCTGAAGTGCAGCACCTGATCAATCTTTGAGAGGGCGGGCTTTGGCTCGCCCCTCCCCTTCCTTTTCAGGAGCATGAGCAATGCGTGACATCCATTCGGACATCACGGCTGTTACCGCGATCGGTGCAGTCGTTCTGGCAGCGGACAACACCCCTGCCGCCATCGACCTTCGCGGCTATAACGCTGCGGAAATCCTGCTCGCCATCGGTATCGGCGGCATCACCTTCAGCGGTTCTAACAAGGTCGAGTTCGTCCTGACCCATTCGGACGATGACTCGACCTATACCGCTGTTACCACGGCGGACATGCTTGGCGTGACCGTCGCAAGCGGCGGAATTATCAAGTCGCTGATCGCCGCCCACGCCGCCGCCGCGACGTATCGTTTCGGCTACAAGGGTGGCAAGCGCTACCTGAAGCTGCTGGCCGGCTTCTCCGGCACGCACGGCGCCGGCACCCCGATTGCTGCGGTTGTCCTGAAGGGCAATGGTTTCAATCAGCCTGAAGTCAATCAGGCCTAAAATGCAAACCCAAGCCCCCTCAAGGACGGTAGAGCCGTCCCTTTCTCTGCTGACTCTTGAGGGGGTGAAGGAACATCTGCGCGTATTGGACGAGGATAGCGACAGCCTGATCGAAGGCCTAATCGAAGCCGTAACCGCCCATCTGGACGGCTACACCGGCATCCTTGGCCGCGCACTTCTGCCGCAGACATGGGCGATGAAGATCGGTGCCTTCCCGTCCTGTGGCATGATCCGTATACCGCTCGGCCCCGTCATCGGGACGCCGACGATCAGCTATTACAACACGGCTGGCACGGTTCAGTCATTCTCCAGCTTCTATCTGGTGGCGGACGCTATCGGCCCCGCGATCGTCCTGCACGATACCGCCAACTGGCCGTCCACCTTCACCCGCCCCGACGCAGCTACCCTGACATGGCAATGCGGCTATGCGGACGCCGATGCTGTTCCTGCTGCGATCAAGCAGGCGGCGTTGCTGATGATTGGCCATTGGTTCGCTAATCGCGAGGCGGTGGCCGCGCCGCAAGCCGAATTGCCTCTGACTGTTTCCGCTCTTCTCGCGCCATATCGGAGCGTTGGGCTGTGAAAGCCAACCGCCCCCACAAAATCGAGATCCAGCGCGCAGGACCGCCAGTAGACGACGGCTACACCACCATCCCCGGCCCATGGGCGACATGGTGCATGGAATATGCGGCGATCTACTACGGCACCGGCACCGAGCAACGGCAAGCCGCGCAGGAACAGGCGGCTCAAACGGCATCATTCGAGGTGCTGAGTAATGCCAAGACGCGGGCCGTGAGCGTCGGCGACCGGATCGTCTACGGCGGCGGCAATTGGGATATCACCGCGCATAACGACCTTGGGTTGAATGACGGGGTTCGGATTACTGCGGTCCGGGCGGCGGCGTGATGGCACGCGGCGGTTCACGCATGACCGGGTTCAGGGAAGCATCCCGCCAGTTGAACGAAATGGGTAAGGCCGCAGCGCGCGGGGTCGGTCGTAAGTCTCTCGCTGTTCCGGCTGAAATGCTGGCACGTCGAGTGCGGGCAAACATATCAAGCCATAATCGGACTGGCGAAACATACGAAAGCGTGGACGTTCTGCCCGCGAAATCCAAAAGGGGCGTCGCGGTCGAGGTCGTGTTGCAGCACATCGCGGGCGTCCAGCTTGAACTAGGCAACAGCGATCAGGCTGCCACCCCGGTTTTCCGCCCCGCTATCGACAGCGGCAAGGATCGGCGGTTTCAGGCTTTTGCGGACGCACTGATGATCGAGGCCGATACGGCCATCATTCGAAAGGCTGCGCGCGACGCAAAGAAGGCCGCGAGGGGGTAGCATGGATTTCCAATCCGGCGTTCGCGCCCGCCTGCTGGTCGATAGCACGGTCAGCGGGATCGTCGGCACGCGGATCGATTGGGTCAACCGCCCGCAAAAGGCCGCGCTCCCCGCGATCAGCCTGCAAACAGTTAGCGACCCCCGCCCCGACCATCTGAAAGGTTTTGACGGAGCGCGGGAAACGCGGGTTCAGTGCGATTGCTGGGCGGCGACCTACTCAGCCGCCCTTGCGCTGGCGCGCGCTGCTATAGCGGCCCTCAAATCGCCCGCGACAATCAGCGGCAAGAAGTTCGGAAATGCCCGCGTCGATGCACAGCGCGACCTGGGCGAAAATGGGGCGGACGGAAATTTCATTCATCGGCAGTCCGTCGATTTCATCATCTGGCACGTAGGAGATTAAGCATGGCGGAAACGCAGGAAGCCAGCGTCGGCTGGGGTGGCGAATTTCACTTTCACGATGGCACTGCCCTCTATGAGGCTGTCGAGGTTGTCAGCTTCACGCTGCCAAGCCCCGAATTTGAGGAAGTCGAATCGACACACCTTAAATCCGCGAACCGTTATCGCGAGTTCATCGACAGCCTCGTGAATGGCGGTGAAGTGCAGGTCGTTCTGAACTATCGCCCCGGTTCCGACACCGACACAAAGCTGCTGGCCTGGCGTGATGCGCGTGCAATCCGGGCGATCAAATTCGGCATCCCTGAAACCGGGGACGTAGCTGTCGAGATCAGCACTACCGGCAAGTGCAATATGATCGATCGCGGCGAAGTCTCCGCAGACGGCAAGCTGGAAGCGACCGTCACCATCCGCGTTGCGTCGGCTGACACGCAGGCGTCTGTCTAATGGCGAATGTGCTGCGCGGTGAAAGTTCGTTCGTTTCGGAAGCGGGCGAAACATTCCATCTTGTGATGGATTTCAATGCTTTCGCCGAGGCGGAAGATGCCGCCGATATGCCGGTGGACGACCTTTTGCGCGCTGTATCTCCGGTCATTGACGAACGCGGCAACATCACCCGCAAGCCACGGATCAAGCACCTTGGGGCATTGCTCTATGGCGCTCTTAAGGAAAAGCATCCGGCGATCACTGTGTCGGGCGCAATCCGCCTTCTAGGCGAGGGCGAGGAGGTAGGCGCAGCCATCGCCAAGGCGCTGCAAGGGGCTATGCCAAAGCCAGACGCGAGTGCGGAGGGAAAGGTGCCAGCAAAGCCTGGGATTGGGATGAAGCGCAAGAGGACTGGGCGGGCCAAGGCTTAGGCCCGGCATCCTTCTGGAAACAGACGTTCCGCTCCTATGGCAACATCATGCGCGGTCGGGATAAGGCAGATCGCGAACGGACCATCACCCTGGCGCACCAAATCGAGGCAATGGCCCGCGAGAAGCGACTGAAACCCCTCAAGTCCTATTTGACAAAAAATCAGGGCAAGAGGTCGGACAACAACGCCGTGATTGCCATGTTTGAGGAACTGGCCGCCAAGGGTGGAAATGTGCAGATCAGGCGGGTGAAGAGGTAGCCATAGCGCTTATTCGGCGTCCTTCAGGCCGACACACTGCTTCCAAATGCCGCCTATCGTTCCAAACTGCTTGCGATATTCGACGCGACTCCCTGTCCCGTCTGGATAAACACTAAATGCCATGGACACTCCGCCATAACCGTTCTTGATTAACACAACGCGCGACCCATCATCGCGTGGCATCGGGGCGGTGTTGTTCTTGTTGGCGAGACAGAACGCCACTTCGTCTGCGCTTTTTTCCGTTTTGAAAACCTCTGTTGGCGACTTGCTTAGAACCTTGTTGGTCGAAGCACAGCCCTGAAGAGCCACGGCAGCAAGGCCGCACATTACAATCCGTTTCATTGAAATCCCCTGTGAATCGCGGAATGTCCGCGCGGGCGCAAAGGAACACCGCCATGGCAAAAGGTCAAGGTCAGGGCGTCGTCCTGGGCTATCTCCGCTACATCCTTGGCTTCGATAGCTTGGCCTTCCAAGAAGGCGTTGGCGACGCTGAAAAGCGCCTGAAATCCGCGCAGAAGTCGATGGCTAAGACCGCCGATAAGTTCAAGATGATCGGCGGCGCTATCAGTGCCTTTGTGACCGCGCCAATGATCGGTATGGCCGCTGCTGCCGTCCAAGGCGCAAAGTCTCAGGCTGCCGCGATGGCGCAGGTTGATGCAGCCATCGCTTCAATGGGTAATCAGGCGAAGTTGTCGGGCGATGAACTATCCAAGTTCGCTGATCAGCTTGAGTTGAAAAGCCTGTTCGACGCCGATGAAATCCTGAAAAAATCGACCGCAAACCTGCTGACATTCGGCAATGTGGCAGGGCAGAATTTCAAACTCGCGCAACAGGCGGCGGTTGACCTTGCCACCCGTATGGATGGCGATTTGCAGGCCGCAACCCTTATGATCGGCAAGGCGCTGAATGACCCGATCAAGGGATTGACGGCTCTTTCCCGCGCGGGGATCCAGTTTTCGGAACAGCAAAAAGAGCAGATCAAGACGATGCAGGCGGCAGGCGATGTCGCTGGCGCGCAGGCAATCATGCTGGCCGAACTGAATAAGCAATTTGGTGGTGCGGCGGAGGCTGCGGCCAAAGCGGACCCGATGCGCGAAGTCATGGTCAAGCTGGGCCAGGCAGGTGACGCGATCGGTGAAAAGCTGCTGCCTATCATCCCTGTTTTGGCAGATGCCTTGGTGAGCGTTCTGGACGCCTTCATTACACTGTCGCCCGAAACGCAAAAATGGGTACTGATCATCGCGGCGGCGACTGCCGCCCTTGGCCCTGTCGTGCTGGCAATCGGCGGCATGGTTGCGGGCGTCGGCGCGCTATTGCCTGTTCTGACACCTGTGATCGCGGCCATAGGCGCATTGGCTGCCGTTATCACAACTGCCGTCCTTCCGGCGCTCGGCTCCCTTATCGTGGCTCTCTCGCCCTTCCTTGTGCCTCTGGCGGCGATCGCAGCCGCCATCGGCGCGGTGTACCTTGCATGGAAGAATTGGGACACGATCGGCCCGATCCTCCAGCGCCTCTATACCAGCGTAAAAACGTGGCTAATCGACAAGCTCAACGCTGTCTGGAGCGGCATCACGGACGGCATCAAGAAGGTTGCGGACGGCTTCAAATGGCTTTGGGATGTGGTCGTCGGCCATAGCTATGTCCCCGATCTTGTGGATGGCGTAGCGGCTGAATTCGCCCGCATGGATGCCGTGATGGTCAACCCGGCGACGAAGGCGACACAGACTGTTGCTGAGAAATTCCAGGCCATGCAGCAGCGTATCGGCGGGATACTGGCCGAACTGTTCCCGGCGACCAAAGCCTATCGGGAGGAACTTGAAAAGCTGGCCCTGATCGAAGCAGACAAATCCCTTTCGCCAGATGCCAAGAACGCAGCGGTGATGAAACAGCGGTTCCGGGTTTCAGATGCGCAGAAGCAAGCCGATGCAGAAATGTCCGTGCCTGACGTGGTGCCTATTGCTGGCGCGCTGGATGATGCGTGGTGGACAGTGACGCGCGCAGGCGAGAACGCTGCCAAGGATATTCAGGCAGCCAATGAAGTCGCCGGGCAATCGTTCGTTGACATGGCCAACAAGTCGCTCAATGCGCTTTCCAATCTGGCCCAGTCGATCAAGAATGGCGGCGTTCTGGATATTCTTTCCAGCGCCTTCAATGCGTTCGGCCAGATTGCGCAAAGCGGTATCCTCGGCAAGGGGCTGGCTGGATCGTTCGCCAACTTCACGGCCATTTCCGGCTTCCGCGCCAATGGCGGGCCGGTGACGGCGGGCAAGTCCTATATCGTCGGTGAGCGCGGCCCGGAAAGGTTCACGCCGTCGCGGTCAGGCTATGTCCACGCAAACGGGTCCAACGACAACGGCGGCCGGGCGCAGACGATTCGCGTTGTCCCCTCCCCCTATTTCAACGTCGTTGTCGATCAGCGCGCGGCCGGCGTCGCCGCCCCCATGTCCGTACAAGCCGCGTCTGACGGCTCCATCGGCGCGCAAAAAGCCATCGCTCGTTCGAACAGCCGCCGCCTCGCATGATCACCCTGCCCGACGACGCCATTCCCAACAGCGCTACCCCGGCGCTGCTGGACTTTGGCGGCACCATTCGTCCAGCGACCGGCGCGAAAATCCTGCGGCTCGATCGCGGCGGCAATCGCTATCGGGTCGCGATGACCCTGCCCGTGCGGTCAGGCGATGATGCCCGGCGCGTCGTTGCCCGATTGCTGGCGGCGAAGTCGGAGGGGCTGAAAGTCGAATACCCGTTGCAGGGGGTCTATCAGGGAACGCCGGGCAAATTCGTGGTGGATGGTGCCGACCAGTCGGGCAACACGATCCTGCTGCGCGGTGGCACCCCGCACTATGCCGCCAAGGAAGGCTTCTGGCTGACCATCCATGACGGCGACGCTACGACGCAAGGTTATCTGCACAACGTCAAGGCGCAGTCGATCGCAGACGCCAGCGGCGGCTTGGAACTGATCGTCACCCCGAACTTGCGCATCCCCTTCCCGAACGGCGCGCATGTCGAATTTGCAAAGCCGACGATCGAAGGCTTGGTCGAGGGGGATGTGAGCTGGTCGCTGGCCATAGGCGAGTTGGTGGATAGCCTGAGTTTCGTGATTGAGGAGGCGGAATAGATGGACCGCATCTTCCTCACCGGCCTAATGGAAATGCAGCTTCGGGATAGCCGCAATATCCGCCTGTGCGATGGCGGCTTTCTGGAATTTGGCAGCAACACCTACCGCAGCAGCAACCCGGATTTTGGCACGATCGGCTCAATGGAGGCTTTCAGCGAAGGCGTCGGAGACAGCGTGCCATCATTCAAGCTGACGTTCCTGCCCGCCTCCACCGCCGCCGCTTCCGACATTTCCGCGCCGGGGATGCAAGGCTCGATCGCGCGCTTCTGGATCGCAGAGGTGGACGCCGACACCGGCCTGATCATCGGCGATCCTGACCTGATGTTCGACGGCCAGATTGATCAAACGGTGCTGCGCATCGGCAAGAGCAAGCGTGAACTCGACATTGATTTTGTATCGACGGCCGAACGTCTGTTTTCGATCAACGAAGGCAACAGCCTAAACCCGCGCCACCATAAATTGGTCAACCCAGGCGAATTGGGCGAGGACAATGCCACCGGCCTAGGCGTCTCGGTCGCATGGGGCGTCGAGGCGCAGGGAACGGCCAGCCTGAGCGGCCTTGCTGCGGGAGGCGCAGCCGTCAACCGTATGCAAAATCAGTATGTCCAACTTGTCTGATCTGAACCGGCGCGCGGAAGCAACGCGCCAGACCCTCGCAAAATATCGGACGCTGGCTTTTGACTGGAAGGGCCGCGTCACCTGCATCCATCTGGCCCGCCATCATATGCGCAACATGGGGCATACCCCTCCAGCGATACCGGCTTTCCAGTCTCCGATCGGGGCGAAGCGGGCGCTAGCGAAGGCGGGATATGCAGACATGGCGGCACTGCTGGACAGCCTGTTGCCGCGCGTCGCTCCGGCTGCGGCATGGGTTGGCGATCTTGCGCTGCTGGAGGGCGATGACGGTTTCGACAGCATCGTGATCCACGCCGGCGGCAAATGGCTTGGCTACCATGAAAACGATTTGAGCGGGATCAAGCCGCTGATCGTGACTTCGATTAAGGGGGCGTGGCGGGTATGAGCAAGATCCTCAGAACAGTCGCGATGATAGCGGGCGCGGTGGCGCTAGTTGCAACCGGCGTTGGTGCGGCGGCGGGCGCTGGGCTTTTCACAGCATCCACGGCGGCGGGTGCGACTTCAGCGGCGGCGATAACCGCAACGGCAACATCGATCGCCACCTATGCCAGCCTTGCAGCGACTGTGGCCAGCATCGGCGCGCAGGCGACCGCGAAAAAGCCCGGCGCGAAAGGCAGCGTCAACAGCGTCATGATCGCAACGGACGCGCTATCGCCATATCTTATCGGACGGACCTATTTCGGCGGCGTCCTGCGCCATGATGTGGGCTACGGCGCGACGCTGAAAAAGGTCAAGAATCCCTACCGTGGCATGGTGATGGTCTATTCCGTCGCCGGGCCGCTGGAATCCCTTGAAGGCCTGTATCTCGATTTTCAGCCGATCAGTTTCAGCGGGACGGCGGCGACCGGCTATTATGCCAGCTATCTCTACCGCGACTATCGCCTTGGCCTGACTAGCGAAACCGCACTGACCCCGTTCTGGTCCGGGATGCCCAACTGGACCAGCGCGCACAAGCTGTCAGGCAAGGCGGCGGTCCTTTGGAACCTGAAATTCGACAAGGACGGCAAGCGGTTTGCCAGCGGCGTGCCGATTCAGGGCGCGGTCTGGAATGGTGTCAAATGCTATGACCCACGGCTGGACGATACCTATCCGGGCGGTGAAGGTGATCATCGGATCGATGACCCGGCGACATGGGAGTGGTCGGAATGTCCGGGCCTGCACGCGCTCAAATATGCGCTGGGCAGCTATCAAAACGACATCAAGGTTTTTGGCGTCGGCCTGCCCGTTGCCGGGGTCATGGTCGAACATTTCGTGTCGCTGGCCAATGTCTGCGACGCCAACGGCTGGAAGGCCGGCGGCGTCATATTTGAACCCGGTGACCGCTGGGCCAACCTGAAAGACATTTTGCAGGCTGGTGGCGCGGACCCGCTGTTCATCGGCGGCAAGCTGGGCCTGAAAATCAATGCACCGCGCGTGTCGCTGGATACGATCACGCCCGCCGACCTTGCCGATGACGATGCTGAAATCACGGCGATGCAGTCGTGGCGGGAGCGGCGTAACGGCATCATCCCGAAATATCGGTCGGAGGCGAACAAGTGGGATTATGTGCAGTCCGACCTTGTGCAGGTCGCCGATTATGTGACCGAGGATGGCGAGGAGAAGAATGAGGAGCGCCAGTATAATTTGGTCCAAGACAAGGATCATGCGGCCCAGCTTGCGGGCTATGAGCTTGTGAACGGACGCGAGCGCTTTCCGCTGGTTCTGCCGTGCAAGCCGCGCCTCCGCAAATATGGGCCGGGCGACATGCTGACGCTCGAACTGCCCGACCATGATCTGGACGGCGTTGACGCGGTGATCGTAGATCGCAGCATGGACCCGGCAACGATGGTGGTGACGCTGACCTTTATGGAGGAGACGCCGGGCAAACACGCGACCGTGCTGGCGTTGACCGGCACTGTGCCGCCGCCGCCTGATCTTGTGGACCCGGCCGATCGGGATGACCTGATCTCTGGCATCGAAGAGCCGGATGACATGGACGGCGGCGATGCAACGACGGAGGTCGAATAATGGCCCTCGTTAAATTCCGCATCCGCCGCGACACATCGGCTAATTGGACCACCGTTGACCCCGTGCTTGCGCTAGGCGAACCGGGCTTAGAAACGGACACGCGCCGGACCAAATATGGCGACGGCGCGACGGCATGGACCGGTCTGGCATATTCGGTTTCATCCGTATCTTGGGGCGGAATCGGCGGCACCCTTTCTGATCAAACAGACCTGCAAGCCGCATTGGACGGCAAGCAAGATGATTCCGCAAATCTGACCGCAATAGCAGCAGCGACACCGATCGCAGACGGCCCGCACACGGCTGGCGGTATCACTATAACCACGGTCGGCGGGATCATCACCGCCATAGCCTGACCCCTCCAGCATCGGAGCAAGCATGACAATCACTCGCGATCTATACGCGGCGCGAAACCTCGACTTCGCGCCGGTGCTGGAACTCGACTATTCGGGGGCAGAGTTGCCGCTGACAGGTGCCACCGCGTCTATGCAGGTTCGCCTCTATGCGGGCGCGCCGGATGCGCCTCTCGCGGAAGACGTGGACGTGACCTTCTCGGACGCCCTGCACGAAACCGACCCGGCACTGCGCACCCTCACCGTTGAGCCCAAGATCGTCAAAGCCACGCTCGCCGCGCTCCCGACCGGTCTGAACAAGCCCGAGGTCGGTGAGGCCGATCGCTACGAATACGAGATCAAACTGACCTATGCCGACGACAAGCAGGACAGCTTGTGGACCGGCGGCTTCTATCTTGAACCTGGAGTGGACCGCACATGAGCATGCAGACGCCTATTCGTGATCGTGCGCGCGGGCTGCGCGGGCCGGGACTGGCCAGTGATGACCGGGCTGAACTCGACGCAAAGACTGACGCCGCTGCCGCCAGTGCCGACGACGCGCAAACCTTCGCCGGATTCACCCTCCGCGCCGACGCCATCGCCTTCGCCCCCAAACTCGCAACCGGCGAACATACGACCGTACAGGCGTCCGACACCGGCACGCACGCAGCCGTTGCAGGCGAGATCGCGCTGGGCGGTGCGGCGGCAACGGTTGACGCACTCATCCCGAACGCTGGCGTCTATGCCAAGCAGGCGAGCGGTTCGCCGCCGATCTGGCGCGTGGGTGATCTCGACAGCCAGATTGCAACGCTCGCAGCCGCCGCCTGGCGTGGCAAGCGCAACCTCTGGCCCGATCCATATTTCCGCCAGTTCGCATATCCTGCCGGGACGCTGAACGGCCTGGCTATGTGGGGGCGGGCGGGTACTCTGCTGCCTGTCACCGATATGACAGGCGTCTCGTTCGTCGCTAACCCGCTTTACGATGGTAAGGCGATGCGCAAGACCGGCACTGCGGGGCTGCTCGGGCCTCGCTTGTGGCTATCGCTGATGGGTGTCGCGCCGGGTGACACGATCACCCTCGCGCTGCAATTGCGCGGGGTGCCCGGGCAGACTGGCAGCCTACGCGCCTATCTCAGATGCGAGGATGCGAAAGGCGTGGCCACATCTGCGCAATTTGAGGCGGTTGGCCCCGGTACAATCGGAAGTACCCCCAATGTTGTCTTCTACACGCTGACGATCCCGGCCGACACGGCTTACGTCCAGTTGTACCCGGTCAATACGGGGGGCACGGATGTTACTGACATTCTGGCCGTGTGGGCGGTGGTCGGATCGACTGCGCCTGATGTCCCCCCGCCTAGCGAAGACGCACTGCCCTACCTCGCGGACGCTACGCGCAAAAGCGATGCGCGTCTGACAGCAAACACCGATGCGCTCGATTATCAGTTGCTCGGCACCACACAGGTAAGCGGTTCTTCCGAGACGGTCGTGCTTGACGGCACAGGTTTTGGCAGCGGTGTTCGCAACCTCCCGTTCTCTGGGTGGGGGGAGCGCTTTACTCCTGACGGCTCGGTATTCAACGCGATCGAAATTGTTCAGCTTGGCCGTTATACGCTGGCGACCACCGGTCTTTGGCGCACGATTCACATTATAATCCGCACGGGGCCAAACTCGGCCACGACAGCGAATGCGCCGATAGTCGCAGTCGGTAGCGCGCTTGTGCCTCCCGAACGCACCACGCTGGCTGGCCTGAAGTTCCTGATGCGCGACTTCATTACAGGCGCTGTGATTACGCTCGATGACAGTCGCTTTACGTCTGATGAATATTTCATAGGCGGCTATGCACGCGATGAGAACGGCGGCCCGGCTGCAATGGGCGAAGTGTTTGGCACGATGCCTAATACGAAGGGTCAGAGTTATTATTACTCGGACCTCTCCGTCAATCCTCAATTGGCCGCATGGACGACTAATGGCGGAAACACGCGCCAAGGCTTTCGCCTATTGATGATTGCCGATCCCGAAGAATTGATCGCTTACGAACCGAAGCCAGAGTTCGCGGCAGATATTGCCGAAAGAGCGTTTACTTCGGTGCATCCCGACTATTTCAACGCGAACCGTCTGCGCCGCCTGCATTACAAGCGCCGCGCGCTGCTGCTTGGAGACGCTGCGAAACTCAGCATCGGGCTGCATGGTGATAGCTTCACGCATTTGGTAACGCGGTGGAGCGGCGACTTTGCGCAGACGCTGATTGACGAACTGGGCGACGGCGGCGGCGGGTGGACCGGCTTTGGCTTTATCACCGGAGGAAGCCCCTTCACCCATGGCGGTGCGCAACCGGCCTCACTCAACGGCAATATTCGCCCGTCGAGTTACGGTGTTACACTGAATGGCGCATGGACGGGTGCTTATGCGACCGTCGCCAGCCCCGACACATGCTGCGCAATCAGCTCGACCGCAGGCGCGGAAATTCGTGCTGCTTTTCCCGCCTCACCCGCACTTTCCGGTGCGGACCTGTTCTGGATCGGAACAGCGGATGGCGTGATGGAGTATAGCTGGGACGGCACCACTTGGACCGCGATCAATGTCCAAGGGACAGTTGACGCTTGCTCATTCGCTGCTCTTGCTAACGTGCCAGCGAGCGGCGCGGGGATGCTGCGCCTTCGCGTTGTGTCGGGGAGTTGCAAGCCTGCGGGTGTATATTGGAAATCCGACGCTCCCGGCGTGGTAATAAACAAATTCGCCGCCACAGGCTCGCGTATGTCGCAGCTATCCGTTCAGGCAGCAGAGCCGACATGGCAGGCGGCAATCGCCCGCTTCGCCTTGGATGCCGATTTCGTCATGCACGGGACGAACGACAAGGCTAACAATGCGATCCCTGCGGATTTCGCTAACGCTGGGGGCACGGTCGTAGCCGGTCTGCGCGCCGCAATTCCCGGCGTCGATGTGCTCTGGGCCATGCCTCCAGAAAACCAGCGCCCCAGTGATACTTATGCGATGAAGGCATACAAGGCTCTGGCCGCTGAAAAGGCGCACGATCTGAACGTCGCGTTTCTCGATCAGCAGCGAAACTTTGGCGATCCTGATAATGCCGGTGAATATGGTTCGGCAGGCAGCACGCCGCTGTTTGAGCCAGACCTGACGCATCCCACACCAGCCAGCGGTGGGCGCGCTTTGAGCGGCGGGCTCTTGCGCTTCATCGACGCGCCATGATCTCCCACGCGCCATCCATGACACGCCCCGTTGAGACGACAGCCCAAGCACTCCTTCGTGAGGTGGGCCGCCGTCTAGTCGAACAGGTCAACGCGATCCTGACGCAATATCTGCGGTCGATCGGGGTCGCATGACCAACGAACCAACCACCGCGCAATGGCTGCTGGGAGGTGGCGAGCAATGACAATCAGCGCCAGCATGGCATCACAACAGGGAGGCGCGTCGATGTCGCCATGGTTTGAGGCGGCAATCGACCGCTACGGGTGGATATGGATTGGCCTCACCTTCGGATTCGCCGCGAAAGAGGCGCTGCTGCTGAAACAGGGCGTTCGGATCAGGCCGGTGCTGGTTTTCGCGGATCTGCTGATCCTGCCGATGGTCGCCCTGATCGCCTATTGGGTGATTACGCAGGTTGGCGTCAAAGGCGAGGGTTCCGCGCTCCTAACCGCTGCGGCGACCGTCTGCGCCGACCGTATCGTCAAACTCTACACAGAGCGGTTCATGCGTCAGGTGGACGCCCTGATTGACGATGAGGCAGCGCGGCGGAAAGCAATCATCCGCGAGGAAATGCAGACCGAATTGAGCGCGGAACGCTTCGTGCAGGACGTCGCGTCCGGCAAGCGACCGATGGGAGGGGAATGACATGCGTGAACCGATATTCGAAGCGATCAAGACGGCGCGCGGCAAGGGGTTCACCCAGCCGGAGGTTGACAAGATCGACGCGCTTTTGACGGCGCTGGGGGTGCCGGGCGCATCGGGCAAGGGCTTCGCAAACATGGAGGCCTTTTGGTCCGGCGTGCGCAAGGTGACTGGGCCGCTGGACAGCGTGCAATCGGACATCGTGACGCGCCTGCTGAAGGAAACCGGCGAATGGGGCAACGGCTGGCTGGCCTATGCGCTGGCAACTGCATGGCACGAATCGCGCCTGAAGCCGATCGAGGAATGGGGCAAAGGCAAGGGCAAGAAATACGGCGCGGTCAACTCGACCGGCAAGGCACCCTATGGGCGCGGGCTTGTCCAGTTGACGTGGCATGACAACTATGTGCGCGCCGACAAGGAATTGAACCTGGGAGGCGCGCTGGCGAAGGATTACGACCTTGCGCTGCGTCCTGACATTGCCGTGCAGATCATGGCGCGCGGTATGGAGGGGGGCTGGTTCACTGGCAAATCTCTTGCGTCATATATCGGCGCTGGGCTGGGCACTGAGCCTGAGTTCGTGAATGCCCGGCGCATCATCAACGGGACCGACAAGGCGGCGTTGATCGCGGGTTATGCGGTCAAGTTTCAAGACGCCTTGATTGCGGGGGGCCGGGCATGACCATCCTAAACGCCCTCAAAGGCGTGACCGGCGAGTTCGAGATCCAAAGGGTTCTCGGCGCAACCGGCACGCTTGTCTACATCGTCACCGCCCCGGCGTTGGTATGGGCGCGCATCGTGGCCGTCTCGTTTGAGGGCTTCTGTCTGGCCTATCCCGCTGGCCTTGCTGCCTGCGTCGGCGCGACCGCGGGGGCTATTGCGCTCAAGGATCGGCAGTTGGCTAAGGCCAAGGCGGAGGGGCTATGAACTTCCTGCCCTTCGCCCTGTCCTTCATCCGGCACAACTACCGCGCGGCCCTGTGGATGATCCTTGGCGCGATCCTCTGCTACCCGATCGCATCCTGCAATGGAAAGCGGCAGGCAAAGGCAACGGTCGCGGCAAAGATCGAGGCGGCATCGGCCAAGGTCGAGCGCGCTGCCGGTCAGGCAGAACTTGCCGCCACGCTGGCCGAAATGGCGCGGACGGCCAGCACCGAAAAAGACATGACGGAACTGCGAAAGGTTGTGGACGATGCGAAAGATGATGGCACTGTCGGCCCCGCTACTAGCGATTTGCTTGCCCGGATGCGGCAAAGACGTGGCCGTTAAGCCGGTGCCGGTCCCGCCGCAATTCCTGTCCTGCAAGGCTGAGCCTGCGACGCCAGCGGAGACGACCGACAAGAGCGTGGCAAACTTCATCATCGACCTTGTGGAGGCCGGTGCCGATTGCCGGTCGAAGGTCCGCGCTGTCCGTGACTGGTCGTCCAAGCTGGAGACTGCGCAATGATCGGCCTTGGACTGAGCCTTAGCCTTGGCGCGCGTGGTGGCGGTGGTGGTGCGCCTGCGCCTGATCCAACATGGCTTGTCGCGGCCAATCGCGGCGAAAGCATGTCCGACAGCGTGGGCGGCACGGCGACCAACACCCGCCACGTCCAGCGCACCCGGCATTATATGGGCAAGGCTCCCGATGGCTATACCGGGTGGCGCGTCATCATGGCCAATTATCTGGTCAACGGCAGCAATACCGAAACATCGACCGGCAACACCATCACCTATCAGATGGCGATGGAGATACCCGGCGCGCCTACTCCGGTTGTTCGGCTGACCGCTGGCGGCAACAACTCCATGTCGCTTTTGGTCGGCACGGAACAGGCGTTTGATGACGTACTGCCCGCCGCGTTCGGTCTGACCAGCTTCGCGCCTGGCACTGTTTTCTGGTATCGCGCGATCATCGACCACGTTTCCAACGCAACGCGCGTCGGCAATGGCGAAGTAGGCACCGGCACGCCATCGGGTGAGGCGGTCTATTATTGCCCACCAGCCAATGCGGACAGCGAACAGCTTATGAACAGCGGTGCGCTGGTCGCTGGCACGATGGCGACGGGCGCTATGCTGCACATGCCAGTCCGGTCGCTGGGCTTCGCGGTCGATCATGACATGGCCGCTTGCCTCATCGGCACGTCCATCATGCAGGGCAACGCGAACAATCGGGTCGGCGGGTCACCTGTCGGCGTTCCTGTCGGTGGTAGCGGCG